GTGTACTGTCGTACTGGCTAATCCGGACGTCCATTCCGGATGCCATTGTGCTCCCTTGTATCCCCCCTTGCTCCTAATCGCCGTCAACCTGGCTTCCAGTAGGGCTCCTAGCAGGGCCTAGAAATGAGTGACAAAACGAGATATGGGTGACAAAATAGGCCTGTGTACTTCACGTCAAATTTACGTCAAATTGAAGAAAAAAATATGCCCCGCCTCGCATATTTGCGTCGCCCCCATCCACAATTGACCACTAAATGGAGCGTCCGTCGGTTTTTAAAAGATTAAGATTAGATATTTTAAGGGTTTTGGTGTTATAAACGATTGTATAATATTTTCCACTTTTTTATAACACTCCATCAATGTACCGTTTTTTAACCCGTACTGGTTAGCATGTAAACCTCGAGTGTGCCTTTTGCCTTGAGCAGACCGTCCTTGGGTTTGACTCAAATGGATCCCATTGGTATTGTCAAAAGTTTTTGTAATTATTTTCATAAATGTTTTAATGAAGTATTATGTTTAATTATCATTTGTTTATTAGACAATAATTAACACCCCGTTTGACTCAAATGGTTCCCATTGGTATTGTCATATTAGGTCTTAATTATTGTAATAAATTTTTTAATGAAGCATTATCTTAATTGTCATTATATTTATTACAATAATTTTAATAAAATCGCCCATTGTCCCCGTTTTATATTTTAATAGTCAAACACCGCCATCTTTTAGATAGCCGCGCCTATTAAATTATATTATAATCGCCCATTGTCCCCATATATTAGAGTGAAAACTCTCAATATATTTTTGATATATTTTTGATATGTGCCCCTCCGAAACGCACATATCCGTCACACCCTACCTATTTTATTCTGCCGGTGTGTCCGAAGACTCAAGGTCTTTACATATTTCTTTATTTTCTGGAAAAGTATTTCAATTTTTTTTTATTTTTTATTTTTTATTTTTTATTTTTTATTTTCAGTCGGTTAAGTTAAAATAACTTAAGTTTATCTATACAATTCCTCGTCATCGTAGGCATACATGCCGGGCAAGTTCACGCAATCGACGCACAAATTGTCATTAGCACTGCGCCATCCATACGCTACTATCTCTTTTTCTTCATTACATTCACTACAATACTTAGTATCATCGTCATCAAAATTGGGTCTATCATAGTCTTCTGGCTCGTTCAGGGTTACTTCCATCGTTATCGTCTCTGTCGTGTAAAGCGCCTCCAACTTGGCGTCAATCGCCTCCAAATGTGCGTCCGCAATCAACGCGGGTACTGGCACATAATCGTCGTTGCAACTTGTCATACTGTAAAATCTTAAAGAGGTCATTTTATATTTTTGCTTTTTATTTTTTCTTAAAAAGTATTTCAATTTTTTATTTTCGTAAAAAAATGTACTCTATAACTACACCCTATCAGCACCCTATAAGGCACGCATCTATCTCTATAAAACACTTTATATTCTGTATAAAGAGAGAAACATATGGGGTCCGGATTAGACGTCCGGATACCATTATATCAAGGGTTTAACCAGGGACGAGAAATGAGTGACAAAACGAGATATGGGTGACAAAATAGGCTTCATATTAGGCACCCTATTCGCACCCTATAATGCGCTTCTCTCTTCAATACTAATTTACTTCTATTTTAAACTCTATTTATACACTATTGATTTCAAACAGAGCACCCTATTCATACCATTCAACACCATTGGTCCTACCACCTTCATTCTATTAAACACTTTATAATTAGCTATAAAGAGAGAAAAGGACATAATACGGGCTCTCTATTATAAGCAGGGACGAGAAATGAGTGACAAAACGAGATATGAGTGACAAAATAGGCACGTGTACTTCACGTCACTATTTTGTCCATTGACGTCACTAGTTCAACTCTATTTTACACTTTTTAACACACATAAAGAGAGAAAAAAATAAACGCATTTCTGCGCTATTTTTGGGATTATTTATTATTAATTTTTATACAAATACAAATACAAATACATTATATATATAAATATCTAAATATATGCTTTTTGAACAAGTTTACTCGGAGTCACTCTCGCACTCATCCTCCTCTAATTCTTCCACAACCGGGTTCAAGATTATCTTATTCAAAACATCGTCCCATTTACCAATCACGTCTTGCTCCATATTGTACACAATTCCGCTCTTCTTTGACTTAAAATACTGTAAACCTGTGTACGACTTCTTACATTTCACGCCTTCTTGGGTTATTCTCTCCACAGGATCTTCCTCCTCTTCCTCTACGACTACCTTCTTCTCAACTACCTTCTTCTCGACCACCTTTGACGCCTTCTCTTCAGCCTTCTTCACAAGAGCTAAGGCCTTCTCTTCAGCCTTCTTCACAAGAGCTAACGTCTTCTCTTCAGCCTTCTTTGACAAAGCTAATGCCTTCTCTTCAGCCTTCTTTGCCAAAGCCAATGCCTTCTCTTCATCCTTCTTTGACTTCTTCTCTTGAGCAATACACGCCTCTAGCAGTGCTGGATCCACCGCAACCATTTCCTTCACTCCATTTTCTTCGCTGTTCTTTACAAATTCTGCCTCACACAAATCATCTATTGACGACGACGACTCCACACTATTCGCTATCAAACTAGCAAACAAATCCGTCGTCTTGTTCTCTAACTCTAGACCCTTTGGCTCCTTCTTTGGCCGGCCCTTCTTCTTTTCACCCTTCTCCTTCACTACCTTCACTGCCTTTGGACGACCTCTCTTCTCCTCTTGGACCTCCAAGTGAACTTCATCTACTGCCTTTCCCATCTTCATACCTTCCTCCAATACTTGTTCCTTTGTTAGCTTTAGCTTCTTCATTATCTTGCTATAATGAACTGGACTCTTTCCCGAAGGATCCTTGAACTCCATGATACCTACCTTCATCCTCTCATCAATTGTTCCGTACTTTAGGTTACCCTTCTCGCAAACCGCGCAGTACTTGTTCTCACCCTTCTTCACTACTTCGCATTGAGTGTACAAACCATCGTTGTATCTTAAACCTTCACAGCATTTATCATTCTTTTCTCCGCTAAATGGGAGCGCAAATGACGCCTTCGGAGCTACTATCTTTACTTTCTTTTTTGATTCAATTATCTTCGCAATCGCGTCATCCACGCTGAAACCGTACAGACTCGCGCATTTCTCGATTCCCTCCATAAACTTCTTGTTCATCTTTAGCATCATTGTTGACATTGTTTTATTATTTTATGCTCTTCATTTTTTTACAAAAAGCATTTCAATTTTTTTTACTTTTATACTTTTTTTTAGCACACATTTTTTACACAATTTTCTCTGTATATTATATAATGAACAAAGAATTCGACAAACTTTGTACGCCTGCCAAGCTTTACTTTCTTATTGCTGTTATTTCCATTTTATACGCACTTTTCAACCATTTTAACATCGTGTTTTCAATTATCAAGCTCATATTTGCTCTTGTTTGGACCCTTGTTTTGTCCTGCTTGTGCGACAAGGGATTCACCTATTTGTCCTGGTTCCTCGTATTGTTCCCATATTTCTTGATGCTTATCGCATTCTTGGGCATTTATAGGAACAGAGAAGGCATGACTGATGCTACTGCTCAAAAACAGAACAAACCTAACCCTAATCCGTCGGGTTCTAAATAAAAAATTCGAAAAATAAAAAATTGAAATGCTTTTTTATTTTTTTGGGAAATGTATAAAATAATAAACATACACTTTTAGTTACTATGAATCCTAATAACGAACACAACAACTTTGGTCTTAACGACCTTGATAACGAGGTATTTTACGAAAACCTCGACCAGGATGAGTTTGCTGATTGCGAGTCTTGTAATAATAGCATTAAATGGGACGAGTTGATTTGCCACAAAAACAATTTGATTTGCCACGGATGCTTCTATGATAGATGCGCATATGACGGTTTGTTACTTGAAAAGTACACCGAAGAAGAGCAGGCACAATTAACTAACTACGCCGAAGAGTATGGTATTACCATCGAGCAGGCAATCGACTATCAAACTCATTGCCATTGCTGTGGTAAAACTGTAGAAAATCCCACTTTTGACGAAAAAGAACATCAATACTGTAATAAAAGATGTTGGGAATCCTGTGAAGACTATTGGTATCCGTGTGACAAAGGAGAAGATTGTCGTGTCTGCCAAATATGGGAATATAATAAACGCCGCGATAGTTTAACTGAACATGATTTTGAAATAGCACGATGTGAACCTGTATTAGTGGCAATAGACGCCTTCCAAGAACTGAGAGTTTACGCACAACTATACGAATGCCTTGGTGACCTATTTGAGTATTTTGATGAATAAAAAAATACAAAAACCATAAAAATAGAAAAATAATAGAAAATAAAAAGATAAAAATGTTAATCCAAAAAAATTAAAAAACTCGAAAAAAGTGAAATACTTTTTTTACTTTTCAACAAATGTATAAATTAATAACCAACCAACTTTTAAGATGAGACAATTTAACGAAAACTTCTTTAAACCCATTGAGGTGTCATCAAATATGACAACTCCTGAGCTAAAAATAAAAGAAATCAATGCACCGGAGACACTCGCTACCATCAGGGAGGCCCTCTGGGCAATGTGTTCGAAATATACATCGAACCCTGAATTAGAGGCACTTGATGCCAAATTAGAAACATTATATCTGCTTTGCGAAGAAGAAGAAAGAACTAGTTTTGATAATAGGGATTCTTTCTCATACACTGAGGAAGAATATTTTAACGAGGTAAGTCATTTTAACTGTTTACATGAAACCGACCTAACTCAAGCAGAGTTTGAAAGTCTAAAGAATTACGCAAAGACAAATATGATTACTTTAGCAGATGCTATATGCTATGCTCAAGCTTGTCATAACTGTAATACATTCTTTAGACAAGAGAAAGACAATTTATACGGGAATTTATATTGTTCTGAAAAGTGCGAAAAGGAAATCGAAGTGTACGAACGTCCTTGCTTTTATGAAAGAATTTCTAACTGTAGAAACTGTGACGACGTTGTATGTGCTATGTGCTCTAACACCGACAAAGTAGCATTATTTAACTCACGATACAACGTGAGTAATTTTGATGAAAAAAAAATAAATGAAACTAGAGAATATGCTAAGGAGCGCTGTTTTACTATATGTGAATCGATTTGCTATTTGTCACATTGCCACAGGTGTGGTAACACAGAAAAAGAATATGGTCAATTGTATTGTAATCAGCGTTGTTGCGATTATGTGGAATCCTTTAATTATCCTTGTATTTACGGCGATAACTGTAAATTATGCGGTAATTGTGCCCCTCAAACTGATTATATGATAGGAAGATTAGTCGCAACAGAGGACGCAGGCTGTTTAGACAGCAACGAAGATATTCTATGGATACGCGAAATAACCCACGTAAAATAAGTGTAATATATTGTTTGTATATTTGTTATAATCATATTTGTATATTTGTATATTTTATGTTAATTAAATAAAAATAAAAAGACCGTAATGGTTCTTTTTTTACATAAAATTGAAATTATTTTTTATGTAAAAAATTAACTATAAATAAAGTATACAAATGAACACTAACGTAATTGGACCCTTAAATATTCAAAGACAACCCGATGCCGATTGGGATGAAATAATCTACGATACACACTATTATTATTTTAAAAAAGATGCTTACCATTATGTTTCTAGTCCACCCGCTCCAAGACCTGGTTGGGAATGGTATGAAATTGGTGCTGACCATTACATAGTAAAAACTAGTGAACCTAGTTTTGATTTTATGAATGAAGATGGGCTTATATATGAATTTATGAATGAATTATGTGTTAATGCAATAAAAGAAAAGTTTGATATTCATATTTATGTTGATTTTGACAATGTAAAAAGTTTTAAAGAGATTTTTGAAATTGTTATTCATTATCCAGAAGAATTATTTAGATTGCTACAATATACTTTAGACAAACTCAATATTAAAATTCAATCTGGGGAAATAGATGAAAAAAAATTTATGAATGAAATAGACGATTTTTTAGAAAAAACTAAATTTATCGGTTTTGAATCAAGATTTCGAATAATTAAATATATAATTTTAATGTTACGTGAGGAAGTCAATGAAGTAGGACCAGTACCATATTCTATCCCAATTAACGATAAATGGACGGAGATTGAGCACGAAGAGTTGTATTATTATTTTAGAAAAGGATTTTATGAACAAGTTCAAGAAGTATATCATTTAAAAGACGGATATAAATTGTGTGAAATAGGAGAAAATAAATATGTTGTTTGTTTACACACAAACGCAATTTAAATATAAAATATGTAAACTCTTTCATAAATTATTTTCTAAATTTTCTTTTAGTATTTCTTTTAGATTTTCTTTTAGTTTTTCTAGATTTTCCTTTAGTTTTTCTAGTTTTTCTAGATTTTCCTTTAGATTTTTTACTTCCACCATCTATTTCATATTCGTCATCTGTTAAAGAAAGATTAATATAAGGAACTGGACGTTGTCCTAATGTATCAATTCGCCTTTTCATTATTGTCTTTTCACCATTCGATTTTTTCTGATTAAACAAATATGACCCGTCTTCATGACCATCTTTACCTATATATTGTGATATACGGAAAGAAATTAATCCATTTTGTCCTGGTATTCTATAATAATGACCTATTTTTAACGGGTTATTTTCGCTATCCATTTTATATATTAAAATATTAAAATAAAAAATTGAATTACTTTTTTTATTTTTCATGAAATATAAAAAAGTTTATGTAAAATGTTCAATCTTCGCCTTAACGCACATTTATATCGAAACATGAAACCAGTAGCGTTTCACTGCTTTACTGGAAAGCAGGATATCGAGCTATTCTTACCCGATTTTTTGAGAGGCTTTGTAGCCTTCGGGTATACCGTAGATGAAGACATATTTTGGGCCAAAAAACAGTGTAAAAACGGCCCTATACACATTAATATTAGTGTCATTAATTTAGGTTATTGTGACAGCAGGGTTCAAATTAAAACGCTTTACGGTAATCAAAAGGATGTTGAAAAAGAAATAAAGCAATTATACAATAAAATTATAGAGTATTCAAAAGTATTAGATGAATTGTCAGAATAATAATATTATGTTTGTTAAGAATTATTCAATTACAATCACAGTGTTTCTCATTTTATATTCTCTAATTATTCGAAATGCCACATCAATAAAACTAAAAAACAAATTATTAACTAATAAAAATGTTGAATTATTATCATTTTTTATTTTAGTTAATATATAAATTAATGCAAAAAATAATACTGTTTGAAAAGTATAACTATAAATTAAACAATCTTCTATTTTGTCAAAAGTATTTTTCGCATAACATATCATACAATAATTAAAAAATAATTTCATAAAATAAAATAACATTAGTACTTGTAATACTTCATAACCATTATAGTCAGCACAAATTTTTGATATAATTATACTATTAACATTCATTATTGAATTCGTTAAAATATGAAACATCACTATTTTTGTAAAAATTTTTATTTGTGAATTATGTATTTGCTGATTTGGTGGCAGTATTTCTGTATTTAATACATTGTATGGTAACACTTGATGTCTTGCTACTGGTTGTTGTATTTGTTGTAAAGGGATTTCATAAATGGTTTTACAATGAGGACAAAAATTTTTATTTTTACCCGAATGTAATAATTTCAGTATACAATCGATATGATATACTGAATTCGAACACCCACAAGGCAATTTAACTATTTTTAACGCTTCTAAATCGAAATTTTCTAAGCATATTAGACATTCTTTATCTTTTAAAAAACTTTCATCTGGTTTCTCAAAATTTTGTAAAATTGATATTATATGATTGTCCATATTATATTAATACTTGTTATGTGTTTAATATTTTTGTAAAACAACATAAAAAAATTATTATATATAATATGTATTAAAACAAATGGTAAAAATATGCGACATTAATAATTATCCTCCTGAAAATGAAGATAAATATAAAGAACACTTTGAGAAATTTAAATATCCATTACATATTTTTCAAAAATGGGCAATTGAAGGCATTGTCGAAGGACAACACGTATTAGTAACAGCACCAACAGGTAGTGGTAAAAGTTTACCTGCTGAGTTCTCATTAGATTTTTTTGTTTCAAATGGTAAAAAAGTTATCTATTGTAGTCCAATTAAGTCGCTTTCGAATCAAAAATTCGACGACTTTTCAAAAAAATATCCTCATTTGCGTGTGGGTATTATTACGGGCGATATAAAATGCAACCCAGATGCCGATATATTAATAATGACAACAGAAATTCTTTTAAATAAACTATATCAACTTAAAAGTGTCTCAATTGTCAAAAACTCGAGCACTTCATTTGACATGGATATTGTAAACGAATTAGGGTGTGTCATATTTGATGAAATTCATATGATTAATGACCCTAGTAGAGGTCACGTTTGGGAGAACAGTATTATGATGTTACCACACCATATACAAATGGTTGGTCTATCGGCTACATTAGATGGTCCAGAAAAGTTCGCGTTATGGCTTGAAAATAGAGGCGAAAATGTAGATAATGTAGAAAAATTTGTCTATCTAACAAAGAAATTAAACAGAGCAGTTCCCTTAACCCATTACAGTTTCATTACTGTAACAAATGGAATTAATAAGGCCGTCAAAGATAAGGCACTACAAGCAGAAATTAAGAGTCTAATAGATAAACCAATTGTAATTCAAGATGCAAATGGTGTGTTTAATGAAATCAATTACAGAAATATGGATAAAATGATTAAATTATTCGACACTAATGATGTTCGTGTAAAACGTCAAAATGTCTTGAATAAGGTATCCGAATATTTAGTCGAAAAAGAAATGTTACCTGCTATTTGTTATGTATTTTCACGAAAACAATTAGAATTTTGTGCTCATGAGATAACATCGAATTTATTAGAATTTGATTCAAAAATACCATATACTATTGACCGAGAATGTGAACAGATTATACGGAAGTTACCGAACTATAAGGAGTATTTAAATTTACCAGAATATTTAGATATGGTATCTTTGTTACGTAAAGGTGTAGCGATGCATCATAGTGGTTTAATGCCTATTTTACGTGAAATTGTTGAAATCTTGTTTTCAAAGGGTTATATTAAGTTGTTATTTGCTACAGAATCCGTTGCCATAGGTCTTAACCTTCCAGTAAAAACGTGTATATTCACCGACATTTATAAACACGACGGCACTTGTATGCGCGTCTTACATGCTCACGAGTACACACAAGCAGGAGGCAGAGCGGGAAGACTTGGTCTTGACACAGTAGGCCATGTGATACACTTAAACAACCTTTTTCGCGAAACAACCGCCACAGCATACAAAACTATGATGAATGGGAAGCCACAAACACTAACATCCAAGTTCAAAATCTCATACAATTTGTTACTAAATTTAATCGATAATGGAGACGATAATTTAGTCGATTTTGCGAAAAAAAGTATGATTACAGGCGATTTACAAGGCAAAATGAGGCAAGTATTAATTGAAATTGAAGCATGTTCCAAGGAATGCGAAAGGTTAAAAGCATGCGTTGACAACTTGAAAACGCCTGAAATTGTGGTTAAGGAATTTTCCGAATTACAATTGAATAAAGATAGTTATGCTAACAAGAAACGAAAAGATATGGAAAAAGAAATACATAAAATTAAAGATGAATATCAAACCGTAGATCAAGACGTTATTATATTCAATAAGTATAACTTTAAACAAAATGAATTAAATGAGCTACACGTAAGAGAAGAAAGTATAGAGAATTATATTAATAATGACGTAAATAAGGTATTGAATTTTCTGGAAGATGATGGATTTATTGAATACTATAACGAAGTAAAAAACGAAGAAAAAACAGTTCTAACATTAAAAGGCAAAATGGCGTCACAATTAAGGGAAGTTCAGTGTCTTGTGTTTGCCGGCCTATTAGAAGACAAATCAATCAACAATTTGTCTGCAAAACAGTTAGTGTCCTTATTTAGCTGTTTTACAAATATTTCAGTCGAAGAAAGTGTTCAAGAATTTACGCCATATACAGATGACAAGGAAATCAAAGAAATAATATGTAAA